ATTTACGTTCCCTACGAGTGGGATTGCTGACCAGACCGCGAGCGGAACGATCACCTCGAAACGCGCGCCCGCTGGCTTTGAGAAGGCGTTTACGGGCACCAACAAGGCCGCTTATCGGGCCGATGATGTGGCGAGTACCCGGCTGTATTTGCGGGTGGATGACAGCCCCGCGCAATACCCGACGCTCACGATGTACGAGACGATGAGCGACGTGGACACCGGCACCTGGGCCAGCACCGTGCACTATTTCGCCAAGAGCAGCGCCTCCAGCGCGACCGCTCGGGCCTGGACGCTGGTCGCCGATGGGCGGCTGGCCTATCTGTTTGCGCAAGCGGACGGCGCGAGCTGGCTGTCTGCGCTGGTCTTTGGCGACATCGTTCCCTACCGGAGCGGTGATGCGTATCATTGTCTATTGATCGGCCATGCCGCCGCGAACACCACCAGTCATCTGCATTTTGTGGACGGCACGACCACTGGGAGTGAACTGGCCCGGTCGTACTCCCAAACGGGCGGAAAGGTCAGCAGCAGTCGCTACAGCCATCGCAAGTGCCAATACCTCGGCACCGGGATGGTGCTGCCGAATGAGGTCAACAACGCGCTTCACTTCTGGCCGGTCGAGTGTTGGGAGAGTACGACGCTGGCGCGGGGCGAAATGCCTGGACTGTATTGCCCGGTGCATGACATGAGTGCGGTGGCGCAGGGCGCACTGTTCACCGTTGGAGAGCGGCAGTTCCAGATTCAGCAGACCTACAGCGCCAGTTATCGCGCCGCGCTGGATTTGACGGGGCCGTGGAGGTAAGACGATGAGCGATCCGTACAGCATCAATACCGTTTTGTTGCTGCACATGGAGGGTAGTAATTGCAGCACAGCGTTTGTGGATTCCAGCAACCTGCCAAAAATCATTACTCGCTACGGCGATACGCAGATCAGTACGGCGCAAAGCAAGTGGGGCAATGGTAGTGGGTACTTTGATGGAGCTGGCGATTATTTAGTTTGTCCTAGCCAACACATATCCGAGTTTGGCGCACTCGATATGACGTTTGAGACGTGGCTCTATGTGAATGAGTCGATTAGCGCTGCGGATATCGTGACAACGAACTTTCAGAGCAATGGATGTGGATTGAGAATTTCCAGCGGCAAGCTCACGTTTCTGCTCAATATCAATGGAGGCGGAACCGTTATTTCAAACACGGATATCCCGCTTAATAAGTGGGTTCATGTGGCAGGGGTTCGACATGGGGAATATTCCTATTGTTTTATAGACGGTGTTTTAGATGGAACCACAAATTGCGGCCCTGGGATACAAAATGATCCAAACATGCTGTGCATTGGCAGAAATCAAACAAACAGCAGTTGGTATTTCAAGGGCTACCTCCAAGACTTGCGCATCACCAAAGGCATCGCCCGCTATACCGATACGTTTACCCCGCCCTCCCGCCTGGATGACCCTGATCCCCTCGTGTGCGCGCTGGGCGCATCGGCGCGGCTCGTGGACATCGAAGACGGCGGCTCCTACCAAATCACCGGGACGGTCGATGAACTCGGCGTTCCGGGGCGCTATCGGGTGCGATTGTTTGACCGCATCAGTGGGCGTCTGATACGCGAAATCTGGAGCGCGGCGGACGGGACGTACTCGTTTCAAAATCTGGCCTATCGGCCACAGGGTTATTTTGTGGTCGCCTACGACCATGGCGAGAATCCGCACAATGCCGCGATAGCCGACCTGATGACTCCCGAGGCCATGCCATGAGCACGATCCTGAGCTTTGCCGCCGCCAAGAAACAGAGCCGCGCGGAAACCCTCGCGGGCTGGCTGGCAGGGGGAACGTTGACCCTGTACAGCGCTGCCCGGCCCGCAACCGCCGATACCGCCGTCACCGATCAAACCGTGCTGGTGACGCTGACCTTGCCGGACCCGCTGACCGTCACCAATGGGGTGATCAGCGCCGACCTCGCCACGGCCTATGCCAGCGCGGACGGGACGGCGGCCTGGGGCCGATTCAGGGACAGCATCTCCTCCACGATCTGTGATGTCGATGTCGGGATTGCCGGGAGCGGGAGCGGCATCACCCTCGATAACCTCGATATTGTGACCAGCGCGGCTCTGATCGATACCGCGTTCAGTCTCAGCGAGACCTAAAATGCCCTGGACGCCTCCGGTCGGGAGTGCGGCACTCGCCCTGGCCTGCGACTACTCGCCCCCGGTCGGGAGTGCGGCGCTCCACCTCGTCGGCGATGAAAGCAGCGAAACCCGGACGCTGACGGTTGCGGCGCTGACTCAGACCGTCGCGGCCCTTGCGTTCGTCGTCCCGGTCGTCGCGCTGACCGTCGCCGGACAGACCGCGCCGCCGACCGCTGCGATTACGTTTGCGAGCCTGGCACCGGTTGGAGGGGCCACACTCCATCTGACAGGCGAGTACACGCCTCCGGTTGGCGGAGCGGCGCTCCACCTCGTCGGCGATGAAAGTAGTGAAACGAGAAATCTGATTGTTTTTTGTCAAACGCAAGCAAATAGTGAAGTTTATTTTGAAAGTGTTTGTCCGATTAGTATGGTTATTGAAATACAAACTCAAGCTCATTCAAATATTAACATCAGCTATCAACCTGCTCGTTTATTATCTTATGTAGGAGGAGCTACTCATTACGATCAGAAGGCCATGAGTCTATGGCGAGTTTATCGTGATGATGATGATGTCTTATTGATTTATCTATAACCGATGATCCAAAGAATGACTAGGAGTGAGTTATGATTAAGTTTCTTGTTGATTCTTATGGAACAAAGGAAATAAATTCTGCGATTGGTCAGTTGCGGAGAAGGTTGGATTATCTAAAACCAGTCTTAGATGATATCGGTCTTGTTCATTTGCTCAATACTCGCAATAGAATTGAGACTCAAACAGACCCAAAAGGACGAGTTTGGAAACATAATACAAAAACAACAAGGATGTATAAAGAGATTGGGTTGCCACTAAAGGGTGGAAGAAACAGACCTCCAGCCGTCATGGGCCAGAACTTCCGTGGAGTTTGGACAGGCAAGATGATGGAGTCTTTGAATTGGAGGACGGCTGGAAATACCGTCATCATTTATGTTAAGAAAAGTGAAGTTCCTTATGCAGCTACTTTCCATTTCGGAGCCAAGAAAGGAACTCTTGATGGTGCTGGTCGCAGTCCTTGGAAAGATATACCACCACGACCTTTGTTCGGAAGTAATAAGAAAACCGACGAGAAGGTGATGACCATTCTTGGTAATTACTTATTAGGCAATCAAGTTGCAAAGAAGATTGGATTCTCTTCTTAATGGACGAGATTGAGTTCATCGAGAACATCTCGAAGCATCCGATCTATGGTATTGTCGATCATTACCAAAGAATCTGTATTCGAGATCAGTGGTATGACTACGATAAGATTCATGATCGGTTGGTGCGTTCAACGAACTCGGGACGGCAAGAGGATTTATTAGATGGCGAAGAACGAGGGCTTCTTTGAGTTTATCGACTTCACGAAACAATCCTTGGGTCTCGAAGAGAGTGTAGTGGAACGCTTCGCACAAGACTTATCTCGAAACTTCGGAGGTGAGTCGGTGTACATTACAAGTCAGTGGGATCGAATGAATCGAGATAAGTCGATTCGGAAGCGGTACGATGGGAGTAATGCCGATGCGCTCGCGGAAGAGTATCATATCAGTCGTCGTCTCATCTTTTATATCTTAAATAATGGTTGACAGGTCTACTAAAGTATGATATACTCTACGTATGGTAAACCAGAAGGTAGTTAAACGGAGCGTGTGATGAACGAATTGATTAAAGTGGTTGAGTCTACTGTAGGTAGTGAAGTTATCTCTACAGTGAATGCGCGTGACCTTCATGTGTTTCTTGAGAGCAAACAAGACTTCTCTACTTGGATTAAAGCCCGGATAGAGCAGTATGAATTTGTTGAAAATCAAGATTTTACCCGCCTCCACAGAAAAATGGAAGCCAATAATGCGACCATAATTGATTACCATATCAGTCTTAATATGGCAAAGGAATTGTCAATGGTTGAACGGACTGCAAAAGGTCGTGAAGCTCGTCGTTACTTCATGGATTGTGAGAAACGATTGAACGATCTTTCTATGCTCTCTCCTGCCGAGCTAATCCTTCGCCAAGCACAACGATTGGTTGACCAAGAAAGACGACTTGCTGAAATCAATGATCGAGTCAAACGGATTGAGTGTAAGCAACAAGCTTTTGAAGACGGTATTCGTTACTTCACAGTTATTGGTTATGTTGGATACAAAGGATTGCCTTCTGTCAACATGACGCAAGCGCAGAAGTTAGGAAAGATTGCTAAGAAACTCTCGGTAGAGCGGAATGTGAGTATGGATCGAGTGAAGGATCAACGTCATGGTTATGTCGGTTCCTATCACGAGACTGTTCTTGATGATGCCTACGCGGCTCTTCTCGAAGAAGCAGAATAATTCGTTACTCGGAGATAATGATGCGTCCTAATGGTTTAACGGAAACCGAACGAAAAGTTTTAAAGGTGTTTCAAGAGTATCCAGTCACTTCTAATTCAGTGATTTTGGAGCAGACTCAACTCAAGCGCAGTGTGATTGCGCGGATCATGGATCGTCTGATCGTCTTCGGCTTAGTGGATGAGAAGAAGATTCAGCGTGAGGATAAGCGTGGACTTCGGAACGAATATCGGCTGACTTCAACCGGCAAGCTGACCCTGAGCGCCACGCCTCCGCAGGACATCGCCGTAAAGCCGCCTCAGAAGCCCGTAGAGGCACGAACGCCGGTAGAGCCTGAAATCCCTACCCATGAACCCGTGAACCCCGATTTAGCGCCCCTGCTGCGGTTGATGGCTGAAGCCTTCCTGAAGGTGGCCGAACAGTTGGAGGCAGAATGAGCGCATCGAAGTGTTGGGTTTGCCAACATCACCAGAAAGTGAAGGTCAGTGATGAACCGCTGCACTTCGCTTCGATCTGTGATGAGGAGCATGAGATGGGTGAAGGTTGCGAATCTTTTGAGGAAAAGGTGTCCACGGAGGGTTGACAGGACGGTTTTTGTGTAGTACTGTTTGAAGTGAGGCGGCATCCTCAAGGCGACAGAACCCTGAATGTTTTAGGGACTTGTGTAGTTCATTGCGTATTCTGTTGCCTATGCAATGAGTTGCTCCTGCCAGAGCCAAGTCCACTCAAGCGTTCGGGGTTTTTTATGAGCAATCTAATTCCTTTTCATTTCGAGTCTTCTTTAGTTCGCGTGGTAATGATCGCAGGTAATCCTTGGTGGCTTGCTGCTGATGTGTGTAAGGTTCTTGAGATACAGAACGCGACCGATATGCTGAAACGGTTGGACGACGATGAGCGACAACTTGTTGATTTTACTACCCTAGATTCAAACTACCCTGCTACCGGCAACCGTATGGTCAATCTCATCAACGAATACGGACTCTATTCGTTGGTGCTTGGCAGCAGGAAATCCGAAGCAAAGCCGTTCAAACGATGGATTACTCACGAAGTCATTCCATCTATTCGCAAGACCGGTTGTTATCAGTCTCCATCCTACGCTCATGCTCGCGCACTGACTGTAGACGAGCAAGCGGTCAACAAGCTCGAATGCACACTGAAGGCCGGTGACTTGCTGAAGGCTCCGCTCCACATCGTTCAGCAGGAAGCGGTGAAGGAAGTTCGCAAGCAGACGGGTGTCGATTACACACCACTCCTGGTTCATGCCGAGGCCCAACAGTCGATCCCGTCCGATGAAGTGATGATGGAACCGACGCAACTCGCCATCGAACTTAACTTCAAGAGTGCAAATGAAGTCAACAAGTGGTTATGCGGACTTGGATTGCAGACGAAAGTGAACAAGCGATGGGAACCGACCGATGAAGCTCAGGAGTATTGCTTCATTCACTCGTGGAACACAAAGAACAAATCCGGTTACAATCTGAAGTGGAACGTGAGTAAGCTCAAAGAGATTATGGCGTGTGCTTGACAGTCTACTTGAAATAGACTAAACTTCGTTCAGTTGGTTGGGTGTTGTTGCGTTGTGAAGTGTCGGTCTGCTGTGATTCCGACTTAAAACAAAAACTCAGCCGTTCGCTATTGCTGCTCCTCGCAAGGAGCGAACCGGATGGTTCACGAGACGAGTCAAGCAGAGAGCCTGTCCTCCCCACGGACGGGCTTTTTGTTGTGCGCAAGTTTTTTATCGACAGTGAAAGCCTTTCCTTGCTTTTTGCACCAATGCTCCTTTTTACTGTCATCCATGAAAAACCAATCTCTTTCTCTAGCCTTCTCACCGACCTTGATTGGTGAAGACGGCGAAGTTCCGAGCCGGTTCATGGGGACGGCGTACTCGGGTGGCGTCATTCCTCAGTACGGATTCTTCGGCGATGTCATCATTGATCTCGCCTCGATGAAAGCCCCCACCAAGCCGGTCTTTGCACTCGTAAATCACGACTCGAATCAGCGAGCCGGAAAGTGCGAACTCTCGAACACCGGAACAGCGATTGAAGTGTCCGGTTCCTTCAGTCTCTCCACGACTTCCGGTCAGCAAGTGGCGGCGGAGTTTGCTGAGGGCGCTCCTTTCGAGTTCAGTGTCGGTCTGAATGCGCAGTTTGAGTCCTTCACGAAACCCAAGACGGTTGATGTGAATGGACAGTCCGTCACCGTCAATGGTGTGTTTCGGAATGCGAGTGTGCGCGAAGTCTCTTTCGTGCCTGCCGGTGCTGATCCGAATACGAAAGCCGTCGCCTTCGAGCAGCAAGAATTGTCTATAAAACCAACGGAGTATCCAATGGATATTACTGAATTACAGGGAAAGGTGGACAGCGTGACTGTGCTGAACGCTGATCTCCAACTGCAATTGTCGGCGCTACAAGCTGATCATCTTCAGGTCGTTGCCGACCTGAATGCGAAGCTGGCGGCGGAAGTGGAGCAATCGAAAGCTCTGTTTGATCGTGCGAATGCGCTGGAAGCGGAACTGACCGCGTTCAAAGCCTCGGTTCGTGAAGAGGCGGTGAAGGCGTTGTTTGCTGATCTGAACAAGGACTATTCTGAATCTGCGGCCTTGGCCTATCAGTCGATGAGTGATGAGATGTTTGCTTCGGTAGCGGCTGATCTCCGTTCCTTGAAGCCGACCCAGCTCTCCTCGTCTCTATTCAAGGAAACCGCTGTAAAAGGCAAAGAAGCTGCGACCGAGACTTCTCTCGCGGCGCAATTATTCAATCAAGTTGCGGGAGTGAAGTAAATGGCGACTTATTCTGAACCCCTTCGCCCCTATGAGTTTATTCTCAGTGACCATGGGCCGATTTCGTATGAGAGTGTCACCCTGGCTTCTGGTGCTGGAAGTCTGGTTGCCGGTTCGGTAATTGGCCTGTCCACCAAGCGTCAGGCTGCGGCGCCGATTCCGACGATTGTCGGTACCGGGTCTGGCTTGATGAGTGCGCTCTCGTTTGGGCCTGATGTGCAAATCGGTAACTACGTTATTACCTTGCTGGCGACCTCAGCCACAGCGGCCTTCAGTGTCGTGGCTCCCGATGGGACTGTCCTGCCGAATGGGGCTGTAGCGACTGCGTACAAGTCTTCGCACATCAATTTCCTGATTGCGAATGGCGGAACCATGACGGCGGCGGATAAGTTCACGGTCGCTGTGACTGCGGGAGGCACTCCGGTTCTGGTCGGTACAGGTTCGGGCACGGTCGGTTCCTTCAGTATCGGCAAGCTGGCTCAGAATGGGACTTATAAGGTTCAGTTGACCACCACTTCGGCGACTTCGCCACTGGTGATTACGGCTCCGGACGGTTCGACTCTGCCGAATGGGGCGGTCGCCTCTGCTTATGCTTCTGACCATATCAGCTTCACGCTGGCGAATGGTGGGACGATGACGGCGGCGGATTACTTCAATATCGTGGTGGCGAATGGCACCGGTCAGGCCTCTCTGTTTGATCCGACCGCGACCGATGGGACTCAGGTTCCGTATGGCGTGATCACGCATCCGGCTGATGCGAGTTCCACGACCGCTTCGGTCACGGCCTTCGTGCGGTTGGGTATGGTCAAGATTGACAATCTGACCTGGAAGACGACCGTGACGGCGGCTCAGAAGCTGGCGGCCTACAAGCAGATGCTCAATCAATTCGTAGTGGCGAGGGCCTAACGATGGATATTTTTCGTGATTACTTCACTCGGGAAGCGTTGCTCGCCTCGATTGCCAAAGTGCAATACGTTCCGGGCACCTTCGCGCCTCTGTTTGAATCGCGCAGTCTGAACGGGACGATCTTTGCGCTGGAAGATGTACCGGCCCAAGGCTACAACGATATTCCTGAGACGCCTCGTGGCTCGGCGGGCAAGGTGGAGACGCTGGTGCGTCGGCAGGTGCATACCTTCAATACCAAACACTATCGAGTCGATGGTGCGGTCTATGCCGATGAAGTGCTGAACATGCGCGGGATGGGTGTCACCAATGCGGTTGACGTGATTCAGCAGCGGCGTGACGAGACCATGGCGAAGTTGCGCCGTGACATCGACATGAAGCATGAAGCTCTGCGGTTGGCCTGCATCGTGACTCCCGACAATGCGTTTGGGAGCAAACCCGGTGATCAGCAGATTGCGCTGAATACCGATGCCACCAAGACCCGCTCGGAAATCTTCACCAAGATTACCAAGCCGCTCGAAACTGCTCTGGATGGGTTGCCCTTCAGCGGCATTCATGCGTACTGCGAAGATACCTTCTGGGTCAAACTGTTCGAGAATGCTGCGATTAAGGCGACCTATGACGGGTGGTCGATGGCTGCGAGTCTTCGCAATGATCCTCGCGAGATGGTGAACTTTGGCGGAGTAATGTGGGAGCGGTATCGGGGCCATGGCAGTATTGCCATTCCGACCGGCAAAGCGATTGTTCTGCCGGTGGGGGTTCCGCAGATGTTTCTGCAAGCCTTCGCGCCAGCCGATACGCTGGATACCGTAGGCACGGGCAGCATGGGCACGCCGTACTTCCCGCAGGCTATTCCGAGTGCCGACAACCGGCGCTGGTACATGGAGATTCAGACCAACTGTGTGATGGTCTGCACTCGGCCTACTGCTGTTCTGACCATTACCACCAACTAATGAGCTACATCACTTACGCTGATCTCGTCCTCGCTTTTGGCGAGGAGGAGGTCGCTCAACTTACGGATCGGGATCGGGACGGTGCGCCTGATCCCTTCGTGGTTGAGGATGCGATGGCCTTTGCTGCTTCGCATATCGACAGTTATCTGCGAGAGAAATATGAAGTCCCTCTCGCAGTACTGCCGGCGAATCTCAAAGGCATGGCGTGTGACTTTGCTCGGTATCGTCTCTATCAGGATCAGCCTACCGAACTGGTGCAGAACCGCTATGACGTAGGCTGTTTCTATCTCAAGGATGTCGCACGTGGTCTGGTCAACCTCGACACAGGCTCTGGTAGCGCATCGCTTATCGCGTATTCGCAACCAGCGCAAGTCTTCACTCGGTTGGTGTGGTAATGACGACCACTCCTCATCTCAGTGTGTTGCTGGAGGCTCTGACGAAGGGTCTGGATGTTCCAGTGACCGCCTATGCGAATCTGGAGCAGGTCACGATTCAGAGCGCACCGAGCGTATTTCTGATCACGGAAGACCTGAGCGTTCTGGAGACCATCAAGAACGTGCGAGCCATCACTTCGTTTCGGATGCGTCAGGAGTGGTTGATTCTGACCGTGCTGCGGGATGCGAGTGATCAGAGCGTAACCGCTCCCTTGATTACGCAACTCGGCGAATGGCAAGCGCGAATCCTGCGGATTCTGATGACCGATGTGTTGATCTCTGGCGGGCCAGTGCAAGTGCTGGAGTGTCCGAAAAGTGAACCGATTGCCGGTGGTGCGATTGCCGGAAAGATTCGAGTAGCGACTCAATTTGTATTTAATGCGGAGTAAAGAATATGGCAGGTTTACGCGGTGCAGGTAAAATCTATTTGAATCCTCTGATTTCTGGCAACTATGCCGGTTATCAGGATTTGGCGAACATTGCTTCCTTCACGATTGGGAACTCCGGTGCGGATACCAAGACGCTGAAGTCGACCGCTCCGGTGAACTATGGGGCCACCATCGGTTCGGCCACGACTCCTGGCGATGACACGCTCAGCATCAAGCTGAATGTGCCCAATCGGAAGAATCTGGCGACCATGCTGCTCGGTACGGATTCGGCAGTGACCAACACCGGCGCTGCGATTACCGATGAAGCGATTACCGTGATTGCGAAGGGAACTTATATTGCCCTCGCCAAGCGTAAGATTGCGGCGTCTCCGGCCCCGGTAGTGACGAACTCGGCAGGCAGCACGACCTATACCGAGACGACTCATTATGTGATCGACTACGATAATGGTCTGATTTATATCACTCCTGATAGTACGATTGCGGCAGGTTCTCTAAAGGTGGATTACACTCACGAGGATTACACCGGCTATTCGATTGCGGCGCGTACTTCGTCCAACATCATCGGCAAGCTGCTATTCACCGGCGAGAATCTGGACAGCGGTGAGATCATTCGGATGACGGCAGATTCGGTTGAGTTGTCTCCTGACGGTGATTTCAGCCTGATTTCTGCGGATGGCGAGTTCTTGGAGTTTGGTCTGACTGGAACGATCAAGGTGCCAAACGGCGAAACATCTCCTTATACCTTTGAGGTCATTGCGTAATGAAGGTCGTTACTCGTGAAGTGGTTTTGGATGATGAATTGACCGTGACGGTGAAGGAATTAACCGTCGCGGAGATTCGGGCTTGGCTGAGTGAAGTGAAGCCGGACTCCGAAGAACCTCAATTTGACTTGATTACCGATCTCTTATCATTCGATGGGATCGGAATTGAAGAGCTTTACAAGTTCACGGATTTGAATAAAGACCAGATTGAAGTGTTGCCGCTTTCGGCAATTCAGAAAATCTCGGCAGTTATTAAGGAAGTCAATAGCGTTTTTTTCAACCAATACGTTCCTGCGCTCAACAAACTGCGGGAACGTATCGCATCCATGCCTTCGAACGTTCCGTCTGCGCCTTAGTTCGGCTCGGACACCCATTCGCTTGGGATTATCCTTGGGCGGTCTTTCAGGCCGCTTGGGATGATCTCAAAGCCGCACAAGAAACCAAGAGTTAATTCTTATGGCCGTCAATGACCTGATGATGCAAATCCGTATCGCCGTGTTAGGCGATAATGGCGCGGTCATTCGACGGTTGGAGTCTCAACTCAAAAGTTTACAGAATACCGCCAATCAGTTACAGAACGTGCGATTAGCCGGGTTGACCTCCGACCTCGCTAATCTACGTTTAGCACTCGGTCAAGCGAGAACTTTAAATCTCGGTACCTTACCGGCAGACCTAGCTCGTTTCAAAGCCGAACTGCTCAGTTCCACCACCGCAGGAGCCAACTTTCGGAACACGATTCGTGGACTCATCGATGCCAACCAAGCGATTCGGCAACTCGATATTGCTCCACTCAGTCGTCAGATTCAAGACATCAATCGTGGGTTAGCAAACACCAAACTCACCAATCTCACACCTTTACAGAATACCTTCCGCGCAACAACGAATGAAGTTCTCAACTCACAAATCCAAATAAGAAAATTAACTAATCTATTAAACGCAATGCCTCCTGGATTTGGTGGAAGGGCTGCTATTGAGAGAAGATTAAAAGCCGAGACGGCTCAGTTAAATGAGTACAAGAATGCGGTTGATCAATCACGGATTGCGATTAATAGTGAAACGACCGCGCTTGCCAATAATGCGCTCGCTCAAAAGCAACATATTAATGGTCTTCGTCAGCAGATTCGTGGTTACGAGCAATCAATTACTGCCAATCAACAATCGGTTGCCCAACTCAAGCAGCAACTTCTTACCGAACAACAACGAGCGACTTCAGCACGGAACAATATCGGTTTAACTCAAGCTCAGATTACCGCAGAGAAAGAAGCATCGCGGATTCGCCAAGAGACGATACGTAATGCAATTTCTAGTAAAGAGCAAGAGATTAATAGTGTACGCCAAAGTATTGCGGCGAATGCGGCACAGATTAACAGCACCAAAGCATTACTTGCGCAGCAGCGCCAATTGGTCACGCAAAGTCGAGCGTTTGAGGCTATCGGCTCTACGGTACGAGGATTAGGTGCCGCATTCGGAATGTTGTTTGGTCCGCAAATGGCCGCTATTGGGATTCTTTTAACCGCAGCAAAGCTTACTGAATCGTTTGTTGAGGCAAACAAACAAGTCGAAACCTTAGTGCGCGGTCTGAATTCTATTAGTGGTGGTAGAGGAGCACAAGAACTTGAATACTTAATTGGTGTTTCTAACAAACTGGGTATTTCAGTACAAGAATCCGCGCATTCGTTTTTACAACTCGAAGCTACCACCGCAGGTACGGCAGCAGAAGGTAAGAAGACCAAGCAAATCTTTGAGTCCTTCTCACGAGCATTAAATGTTACAGGAGCCGATGCGGTTACTTTTAATCGGGCATTTCGCTCTATCTCGCAGATGTTGAGTAAAGGTCAACTCTATTCTGAAGAGTTAAAAGGTCAGTTGGCCGAATCGTTACCCGGAGCGATTCAAGTCTTTGCAAAAGCAATTGAGGTCACACCCAAGAAGTTCTTGGAAATGACCAAAGCCGGTCAGTTTGCCGGACAGACTTTGATTGATCTATTGAGTTTAGTTTCTACTCAACTTGATAAAACCTATAAAGTCGGAGGCGAAAAAGACTTCACGTTTGTTCAAAAGGCAAATCTCGCAAAGAATGCCTTTCTCGAACTCTCTGTTGCATTAGGTAATACCGGAATATGGGAAAGCACAGGAAATTCCATACTGCGACTTCGTGATTACTTAAAATCAGCGACGGATTCGATTCCTGCAATCTCCTACACCCTTAATGCGGAATGGGATTTAATTAAGAATCTCTACAAGGATGGAGCGGTCGAACTGGTTCAATCATTAAGTATTATTAAAGAAGGTTGGCAAGAGATAGGAAATGCGATTCCTGAAAGTATTCGTAATATAGATTTATCGACGCTGCTTAATCTACCGTCTACAATCAAGAAAGCCGCGATTGATTCATTAGCTGAAATTCAAGTAATGGCCTTGCAGGTCAAGTCTATTATTGACACCACGTTTGGAGAAGGGGCCTCTGATAATATTGATTTAGGCCGTGGATTTCAGATGGAGTGGGATTGGTTTAAAGGGACTATCGCTGCTGCTGGAGAATCTGCTGCTGCATTTACTATTTGGACTCAAAAACTCAAAGAAGCCAAAGAAGCGCGTAATAACTTAATGGGTGATGGATTTAAGTTCAAGCCCTTTACTGAAGATCAACTTCCATTCGCCAAGTTTCTTAAAAGTCAATACGCTATTAAGATTGAAGCCGACGTTGAAGTGAGTAATGATAATATTGCGCGCTTCAAGCGTACATTGGATTATCTAAAAGGTCTCTTAGCAAAGACGACTAATGAGGATAACCGAGCGAAACTCTCTAAGAGTATTAATTATCTTGAAGAGCAGATTCATTCTGAAATTAATTTACAGAATCAGTTGAAAGATGCGACGGTTCAAGCGAACTATCAAAAGTGGCAGATTCTTTTAAAACAAAATGAAGATGCAAATCGTAAATCTTTAGAACAAGCGCGCGCTCGTAATAATGCGGATAATACGTTACAAGGTAAGATAGATGTCGTTCGGCAGAATGCTGAACTCGCAAAGAAAGGGGTTGATCTTGCACAACAGAAGTTCGAGATTTCCTTAAAAGATGCGAAGCTTCTCGAAGAATCTTCTAAGCGAGAGAATCAACGAATCGGTTTTTATCAGTCTTATAATCAACAATTCATTGAAGCTTCTGCCGCGAAAGAGCGTGACATCGCTCTCACTAAGAGTCAACTTGTATACGAGAGAAAACGACTGGATTTAATCCAAGAACAACGTGATGCTCAAGTTGGTTTTGCGAAGGCCCGTTATCAATCTTGGGTAGACTCGGGATCAATGAGTCAAGAATCTGCTAACTTTCTAACACGAATGGCGGAGCAGGAGAGCGCAAGAAAAGCGATTCACGATGCTGAAGACGCGGTGGCTGCTTATAACGCAGAAGTTGCCAAAGGAGATAATGCCTCTACTGAAGAACTAGCGTTGTTGCGTGAACGGGCTATCGAAGTCTTGAAGCTCGGCAGAGAACGAGCGAAGCAAACGAATAACGAATATAAATACAACGGTCTCATTAAAGAAGAGTTAAGACTTCGTGCTGAAGAAAAGCAAAAGGCAAATGAAGGTGCAGAAGCAGTCTATAAAGCCAAGATTAAAGTAGAAGGCGCGAAGGTTAATGAATCTTTAGGTGAAATACAAACACTGATTGATAAGGCACCGAAACCTACAGTGGATGTTATGATTACTCCAAAGCTAGGTGCGTCTGGAGTTCCGCAACAAGATGGGTTAATGAAGACCGCGTTTAACGATCTGCAAGCGAGTTTCCAAGAGACTCAGCGAATCATCAATACTCCTTTACGCATTATTATAGATGACGCGCAAGTTAATGCCGTATTACAAGACCTCAATCAGTATCAATCGAAGATTCAAGACATTCGTACCCAATCTTTGGTGGGAGGAAAGACGGAAATTATTATTACTCCGAAGGTAAATCAAGCATCATTGCAAGACAGTATTTACTTTATTAAGACCACAACTGCAAAAGAGATGTCTGAAGTTCCTCTCGTTGTAACTGCTGATACCAAACAAGCGCAACATGAAGGCGCGAAGGTAGGCAATGCGGTCACTACCGCTGCGCAAGACACACTCAATAAGTCACCGGCACTCAAGATAACCACTGAATCATCGAATTACGACCTCTTTAGTGGAATCGGTAAGAACATTCAACCACAAATTCAGAAGTCGATGGAGTCTTCAAAGGCTACCGTTAAAGCCTCTGTTGCTGAAATGAATCAAGACCTCATCAAGAAACTCGGGTCTGGTGTGAGTAACGGTGGATTAAAGAATGGTCTGAAGATTCAGATTGATCCTTCGTTCGATCAGAAGTCTATACAATTTCTTAATGACGAAGTACAAAGACTTACTGCCACCGACGCAAATCTCTCGTTTCCGGTCGAGTTTCAATCCACTGCTACTTCATGGGATGCGCTTGTTGCTGAAGGCAATCGGTATATGACCTTGAAGCCGTCGATGTCTATTTCTCCAGAAACGATCAGTGCTACGGTTGCGCAAGTCAATCAAGGATTGAGTGATGTACGCTTCATGGTAGACCCGGCTACTCTTAGCGAAGAACAGCAGAAGATTATTCAATCGCTACAAAAAGCCGGAGCTACTGGACTGCAAGTCTTCAAAGAAACCGATGGTAAAATAACGATCTATGCCGATAACAATCCGGCCTTAGAGACTACCAATGCCTTAATCAACGAGATCAATCAACGCTCCGCGACATTAAAAGTGTTTGTACAGTATATTGATAATGGACGGTCCGGTTCATCGACGACTATAAATCGGCGTTGGGGCGGACTGATTGATGGTTATGGTGGTGGCGACCGCGTTCATGCGCTCCTCGAACCCGGCGAATTTGTCCTTCGTAAAGAAGCGGTACGCAAGTTAGGATTAAGTAATGTCTTTGACTTGAATAATCTGGACATACCGAAACCGTCGCGCTCCGTGGATCGAGTGAGTATTCCTTCCTTCTCCAGTGGCGGCTACGTCGGTTCATCGAGTGTTATCAACATCCATGTTCCGAACGGTAAGAACATTCAAGTCACCGGCTCTCGTGAATCAGCGACGGCGCTGGCGAATCTGCTGACTCGTGTGAGTCGTTCAGTATGAGCGAGTCCTTAGTCTCTATCCTCACGGGAGTCAAATTCAATGGGCCTTGACTGCGATAGAAACGAACGGTCGTGTGGATCGTATCGTAGATCAACTCCATGTTGATCGAAGTCGCCG